GCCAGGGGGTCTGGCTGCCTCCGCGTGCCGCCGAGGTGGTGGGCCCGGCGGCCACGGGGGCGGTCAGAGCGGGGTGGTGGAGATGGAGATGACGTCACCCTGCGGAATGTGGGTGGGCTCGCAGGCCACCCGGCGGGTGATCTCAGCCATCACTTCCAGTTCGGAAGCGAGCGGCATCTCCGCAAGTACCTGCTGCTCCAACTCGCCGTATGTCGACTTCTTGCTGGGCATGTCTCGTCCTCTCGGGTTGTACCGTCCAGTGGGTCTGGCCGGTCCCGCGCGGGCATCCGGTGATGGGCGGATGCCCCACGGGAGACGGTCAGACCGCGCGCAACGTCTTCTCGTGTCGGTACAGCTGGTCGACCAGCGCCGTGGACGCCTTCCACCGACGCACGGTCAGCGCCTCACGCATCCGCCGGCGGAACTCCCGCAGGCTCGGCGGGTCCTCGTCCACCTCAGCGGCGGCGTACACCTCGGCGGCGAGCAACTGGAGGGCCTTGTCGTCAGGCGTGCCGTAGCCGTCGCCCCCCTGCGCCGCACCCGTGCCGTCAGGCGTGCCACCAGCGGTAACAGCCGGGACGGTCAGCGAGTCGAGCAGCCCCCGAATGTCGTCGTCGGAGATCAGCCCGAACGACGGCAGCTCCCCGGCCGGCACGGTGTCGGCACTGTCGGCGGCACGGTCCATCAGCGCCGCCTCGTAGGCCCGGCGGGCGGTGTCGACCTCGGCGTGGGCCTTGACGCGGGAGCGGTACTCCCGGGCCGTGTGCTCAGCGCCCACCGCCTCGCCCATGGCCTTCACCTCGTCGACGGCCCGCGCCACCGCGACGGCGTCACGGCCCCGCGACCGCACCAGGTCGACCTTCCGCTGAGCGTCGGCCGTGATCCGCACGGCGGCCGTGGACATGGCCATCTGCAAGGTGACCTTGCCGAGGATGGGGATCGTCGCGCCGATGACCGCGATGGGCACGCTGGTGGCGATCAGGCCGTGCACGAGGACGGCGGCGACGGACACGGCCAGCAGCGCCCACCCGAGGATGGTGGGGGTGCGGGAGGTGGACGCGGACCGGCGGTGCGCCCGCTCGTGCAGCATCGCGGACACCCACACCAGGTCAAACAGGGCTCCGGCGCTGTGGGCCACCCACGATGGTGCCTGGGTGTCGAGTAGGCCGCCGACGGCGACGAGGGTCCACACGACGGCGAGCGCGGTCAGGGCGGCCGGCAGGCCCCACAGGACGCCGCCCTGGACGGCGTTGACGGTGTTGGTGCGGGTGGTCATCGGGCCACCGCCTTCGGGCGGACGTTCGGCGTCGGGGTGGGCTCGGCGTGGCCGACGCGGTGCACGCGGATGCCGTACGCCTCGCGGATCGTGGCGGCTCGCCGGGCGCGCAGCTCGGCCAGGTAGACGCGGGCCGCCTCCGGGTCGCCGTGGCGGTGCACGAGGATCACGGCCGCGCTGGCCGTGACACCGATGGCGGCGGGCCCGCCGATCAGGATCAGCAGCAGGTGGGACATGTCAGGACTCCAGGGGGATCGAGACGCACATGCCGGCCGCACCCAGGTCGGGCGTGCAGGGGCGCGTCGTGTGGTTGTGGTGGACGGCCAGGCCAGCCAGCAGCGCGCAGACGGCGACGGTGCGGTAGACCCAGCGGTCGATACGGGCACGCATGGGGGTGCTCCTCACGGCGAGGGGTGGGCAGGCAGAAGTGGCCCGGCGGCGCGCGGATGGTGCCGCCGGGCCGTGAGGGTCAGCGCTTGGGCTTGCTGGCGTTGCGCAGGACGTCCGCAGCAGCGGCGTCGGTGTCCTCCGTCGGCGGCCGGGACGCCCAGTCGTAGGGCAGCGTCGGGCGGTCGGAGCTGGTGGGGGGCTGTGCGGACTTGCGCGCATCGTGGAAGATGCTCATGGGTCGACTCCTTCACAGTCGATCCGAGGCCCCCGGTTCGCGTTGCAGTCGCTACCCGGGGGCCGCCCCGTCTCCGGGGCTTGTGGGTGTTATGACACCCACGATACGGTGGGTGTTATGACACCCGCAACCCCCCACCCCTCATCCCGTCATGACACCCTTGCGAACGTGCCGAGCAAGGGGACGTCGCTCCAGAGCTTCCGCGTGGCCACCGACCTGTGGCGACGGTTCGCCGAGCGCGCCAAGCTGGCCGGCACCAACCGATCCGAGGTGCTCCGCCGCTTCATTGCCTGGTACCTGCGAGAGCCCGACGCCGAGCTGCCCGAGCGCCCCGAGCCGCCCGCCTGACCCTGGACGCACGAAAGCGCCCCGCCGGCCGGAGCCGTGCGGGGCGCGTCGCTGTGCGGGGTGGGCTACTCGGTCGCCGGCGCGGGGCGGGCCGCCTCGACGATGGCCCGGCGGAACACCCACGTCGTGCCGACCTGCGCGCCGAGGAGTTGCCCACGCGATGCCCGCAGGTTGACCGCCTGGCGGGAGATGCCGAGGATCTCGGCGGCCTCGGTAGCGGACACGAGGTCGGGAATGCGCGGGTCGCGGGGCATCGTAGGCATCAGTGCAGGTCCAGGCCGTAGTGGTCGGCCACGTCGGCGGGCAGCATGCCGGCCCCCCGGATTGCGGCTTCGAGGATCGCGGAGTCGGTGTCGTAGCCGCCAGCCTCGAAGTCGGTGATCATCTCCGCGAGGTTGACGCCGTGCTCGGCGAGTAGTTCGGCGAGGTCGACGGTGGGGACGTCGATGTCGGCCTCGCGGGCGGCGGCGATGCGGTGAGAGCCGGTGACCGCGAGCGGGTCGGCATCCTCGCGGTCGATGACCACGACCGGGGCCCCCTGCCAGCCGTTCGCCTGCATGGCCTCGATGAGGAGGCCCAGCTTCGCGTCGTCCTCGGGGGCGTGGGGTGCCTCGATGCGGTGGGCGTCGGTGGCCGTGGTCTGCGTCATGGCTCTACTGTAGCCGACTCACTTGTCGTTCGTCAAGCGCAAAGCTGAGGTAGAGATGTGCATTTACCTGGCAGTCTGGCTTGACGATTGACAAGTACGTGCGCTAGACTATGGGTACAGAAAGCGGGAGCGACAAGGGGAGACGGACATGACGAGCATCGACTGCGAGATCTGCGGCCAGGCCGGCGCCCGCGAGGTCCCCGCCCCCAGCGGCGGCACGATGGAGGCCTGCCGGCGCTGCGAGCGGGCCGAGCACCGCCGGGCCGCCATCGACGAGCGGGCCTACGCCGAAATGGCCCTGGCCGCCTGACCCCCGGACGCACAAAGGCCCCGACCTCCACCAGGAAGGCCGGGGCCTTTGTGCGTCCGGGGGTGTGCTCGCCGCACGTGTAGACACGTCTACATCAATCGTGTAGACTCATCTACATGACGACGTACTTCCGAGTTCAGGACGGCATTTTCGACCCCGCGCTCCTTCTCGACGCCGACTGCCAAACCTCCCGGGCATGGGGACGAGACGACCTCGACCGCGTCGGCGTCTCCGTCTGCGCCTCCCGCGAGGAACTCGCCACCTACCTCGCCACCCTCGGCTCAGGCATTCCCTACGGCTCCGGCGGCTGGGTCCTCATCGAACTCACCGGCGACCTCAGCGACGACACCCCCCTCGACGCCGACCACGGCGAAATCCTCATCCACCCCACCCAGATCATCTCTGTCAACCCGATCGACGACGACTTCTTCGACCTCATCGGCACCGCCTACGACGCCGCCTGCCAGAACTGAGAGGCCACCATGACCAGCACCAACGACCTGGCCGCCTGGGCAGGCCCGGCCTGGGCCGAGCTGACCGACGACCAGCGCGACCAGCTCGCCGCCGCCGCAGCCGACATCGCCGAGCGGTACCCGGACCCCGACGACCAAGACGATCGCGACGCCGCCCTGTCCGCCACCGTGCAGTACCTGCTCGGCGATACCACCGCCGATGAGGCGTCCCGGGCGCTGACCGAAGCGCGGCGACGGGAGCGGGCCGCGTACGTAGCGGCCGTACAGCACGCCGTCATGCTCGTCCGGGCCGGCAGCCAGAAAAAGGCCGCCGCCCTCGCCTGCGGCATCGACCGGATGTCCCTTCTCAAAGCCCTGGGCGAGCGATGAGTCAAGACGAGTGGCTGCGTCGCCTGCGTGGCGCGGGCGCGGCCGTCACTGCCGCCAGCGCGGCCAGCGACGAGGCTTTCGCGCGTTTCGATGCCACGATCCGCGCGGCACGGCACGCCGGACGCACCGTAGCCCACCTGGTCACCGTGACCGGCCTGAGCAAAGCCCGAATCGACGAGGCGATCGCGGCCGGAAACCGCGAGGACATGCCGAGCAGCGACACCGATCTGCGGGTCGCCGCGTACACCGCAGCAGCCGCAGATGCCGACTACCTGGCCCGCCGGGCACGCCGGGACGCCCTCACGCTCCAAGCCGGCCTGACGTCGGGGCTGCGGTACGGGGAGATCGCCAAGGCGGCGGGTGTGTCCCGCCGGTACGAGTGGCAGTTACGCACCGGCCTCCTGGACATCGGCAGGCGTTCCCCCCGGCAGGACGTGTTCGAGGGCGCGGGCATGGAGGCATACCGGGCCACCGAGAACGCGCGGTTGCGGTCCCGCCGGCAAGCAGTAGAAGCCGGGCTGCCGGTGCAGATTACGCACGGGCTGTACGGCTACCGCCACGGCTGCCGGTGCGACGTGTGCGTGGAGGCGCGGCGCGGCGTCCAGGCGGGTGACGTGGCCGTTAGTCACGGGCTCGACGGCTACCGCCACGGCTGCCGATGTGAGGTATGCACGGCCAAGAACGCCAGCTACCACCGTGATTGGCGTCGCCGCCGGTCAAGCACAGTGCGGGTACTCCCGCCGTAGAGAAGGGAACCGCAATGGGAGGGGTAACCATCCTGGAGCATGGGCGGCAGGAGTACGCATGGCTGCTCGGCTCCATCCGAGCTGATCCGTGGCTGGTTGCCCGCCTGTGGGCCGACGCCGAGTCCACCCCTGACGAGCTGGACCGACCGGGCACGGTGTGGTGCGTGGCGCTGGTCGGCGGTGCCCCGGCGGCGTGGTGCGCAGCCACCCCCGACGGGGCCGCGCTGCGGGCGCACTCCAACTACGAGCATCCCCACCACCGGGGGCAGGGCCTGTATGAGGCGGTATACGCCCGTCGGCACCGCGACGTGGTCCAGCCAGCGAGGTTGCCGGCCGTCACCTACCTGTTCGCTCAGCCGATCCCGCTGCATGAGGCTGACGGCTGGCAGCGCACCGGCGTAGAGGGGCCGGGTGAGGTGGACGGCAACTGGTGGTGGGAGCTGAGCCGCGACCCCACCGGCTGACCCCGGACAGCACGAAACGCCCCCGCCCGGCCGTGAGGCCAGAGCGGGGGCGCTGCTGTTAGACGATGCCGGACGGGGGGCCGGCACCGCGATGGGGAGCCTACCGGCCGCGTACCGCCAGCAGGGACCGCACCGTGGCCGGCGAATACACGCGGCCCCGGCCGACCAGCGACACGACCAGCGGCGCGAGCACGGCCACGACGCCGAGGATCGCCGTCTGCTGCTCGGCCGACAGGTCCAGGCCGAACGCGGTCACCAGCGCGATCAGCGCGGTCACCCCGGCCGTGATGCCGCCGACCGACAGCAGCGGCTCCGACGCCTCCGACGAGGGGATGGTGGGAGTGGACATGGTGAGCCTCCTCAGCTCTCAGGCCCGGGACGCCCCGGGCAGTCGTAGATGTCGCGCAGTGCCACGACCAGGACCCGCCAGCCGCAGGCGCTCACCGCGTCTCACCCGCCCCGGATGATGCGGCCGGCGGCGAGGATGACGGCAGCGACGACGAGGGCGACGACGGAGAGGGCGATGCGTCCGACGTCACCGCGTCGCGCCGCAGCCCCAGCACCCCGCCGACCGCCGGGCCGGTCAGCAGGGTGAGTCCGGCGAGCACCAGGATCTCCGACGCGCCCCCGGGCGGCACGACGAACGCTTGATGGACCAGGATCGCCAGGCCGAGCAGGACGGATGACGAGTCCCGGATGTGCTGCTGTGTGATGCGCCGGCGCGTCACGCACGGGCCTGGCCCGGGATGGTGGCGGTGACCTCGCCTGTGATGAGCAGCCGGGTCGGCAACGGGGCGGGCGGGGTGCTCTGCCTCCGGGCGATCAGCTGGAACAGCTGCGCATACGCGGCCGGGGAGTAGGTGTCGCCGCTCGTCGCCGTGGTGCCCACCTCCTGGCGGGCGGCCAGCAGCGCCCGGGACGTCGCCGGCCCGTAGTCGCCATCCGCGCCTCCCTCCGGCGGGTGCCCGGCCACCATCAGCAGCCGCTGCATCGCCTCCACCACGGGGCCCTTGTCGCCGAGCTTGCAGAACATGTCGATCCCCCCTGTGCTGAGCCCCCACGGGCTGGTGTCGTCGTAGGGTCCGGTGCTCTTCCCGTCAGGCCCGGTGCCGACGGAGACGTGCATGTGCTTGGTGTGCGGGTTGGAGCCGGTGTATGTCCGCCACGCCCACCCCGACGAGGCCGACGCGATCCGCCGGTTCCAGATCACGTACTTCGCCGCCACGTGCCGCCGGGTGCGGATGTGCTCGGCGATGCGGTGCATGTCCGCCCCGTGGGCCGGATCGTGCGTCAGGTCGATCGCGCAGACCACCCCGGCCGCGTTCGGGTTGTGGTCCGACGCACCGCCCCGGTGTGCGGCGTCTCCGATCGTGCCGTCGGACACCTTCGAGCGGCCGGGCGCGATCGTGTTGACCTCGGCGCGCAGGACCTCGAGGGATCGGGCCAGCCGCCAGCCGCTCATAGCTGCCGCAACCGCTCGACGGTGGCGAAGCTCGCCGCGTTGAGCGTGGTAGCGCTGGCGTTGGACGCCTGCTGGGCGAATCGGAACGTCACGTCGCCGACGCCGTCCACGATCAGCCATTCCCGGATGAGCTGCGTCGATGCGTTGTTGAACTGGGCCGTGGTCTGCTCCTCCGTCGCCGTGGCGATCTGTCGCAGCCGGTAGTCGGCGATGTTCGCGGTGCCGGCGGTCGTCGACGTCGACTCGCCGGCCGAGAGGATGCTGCGCGACAGCATCGTTACCGTGCCGGTCACCGACCACGCCCACCGCATGCCGCCCGCCAGGGCCGTGTAGCGGACGGCCAGGTCAATCATGGACAGGCCGTTGACGGGGACGACGATGGCCGAGTCGACGAGGGTTGTCGACGACGTGACGGCCTGGGAGGAGCCCTGCGCGACGTAGCCGGGGGCCAAAGCCAGCAGTTCGTCGGCGGTCGGGACCTGCCCGGCAAAGAAGTCGATGGTCATGGCTCCCTTTCAGAGCGCGAGGACGTGGCAGGGGTTACCGGCGGGCACGCGGGTGGTGCCGCCGGTGTTGACGGACACCCAGGAGATGGCGCGCTCGCGCCGGTAGACGGTCGCGGTGAGGCAGATGTCGGTGCCGGAGTCGTCGACCTGGACGGTGGCGTACTGCTCGCGGCCCGGCCACGCGCCGCCGTCGTACTGCGTGGAGTACGAGTGGGGGGTCGCGTCGAGGCCGGCGCACAAGATGACCGGGAAACCGCCGTACGGGTTGCCGGTCGCGCTGGAGATGGCCAGGGTGTGCGCGTCGGCGTTGACCATGAGCATCCGGTCGGCCCACCCACCGGCCGTGAGCATGTCGACGATGTCGTCCCGCTCGGAGGTGTACCCGGCCCACGTGTCCGAGCCGACGCCCAGCCACGGGGTGGGCATCAGCCACACCAGCGCCTCAGCGGTGGACGTGGACAGCAGCGTGTCCAGCCACGACATCTGCGCCGACCCGAGCATCGTCGACCCGGCCCGGTCGGACCGGGTGTCAGAGGAGATGAACAGGACACGGCCGATCTGCCACGAGTGGTAGATCGGTGTGCCCGCCCCACCGGGCAGCGTGTACGACGGGATGCGCTCCCGGTACATGGCCAGGGCGTTGGCCCGGCCCGGCGCCGACGCACCCGAGTCGTTGGGCCCGTAGTCGTGGTCGTCCCACATCCACTGCCACGGCACCTCGCGGTAGAGCTGGTGCTGGCGGGGCTGAGCGAGCACGTCGTCGAGCATCGACCGGTACTGCGCCAGGCTCGCGGCCGAGCTGAGGCCGTGGCTGCCGGAGCCGAGGTCGTAGTAACACAGGTCCCCCAGGTGGGCGACCATCAGCCAATCCTCGGCCAGCGCCTTGGTCCGGATCGTGTCGAAGATCGAGTGATTCGACAGCCTGCTCGTCGCCGAGCCGCTCACCCCGGGCGTGGTCGGCGTGAGGCCTGCATCGCCAATGCAGCCGATCGTGTAGCTCGCCGCACTGCCGGATGCGGCCGGGGCGGTCCGGAGCTGGCCGGTCACCGAGTTGTCCACGACGCCGTTGTCCTCGACGCGCCAGTAGTACCGGGTGCCGGCGGTCAGCCCGGTCAGGCTGACCTTCGCGTGGTTGTTGCTCGTCACCGTCGACGCCGACCAGACCGGCGAGGTGAAACTCGCCGAGGTGGACACGCCCACCCGCACGGACGCCGACCCGGTCACCTTGGTCGACACCACCGCGCTCGTGTCGGTTGTCGCCCCCACCATCATCCACACCACGCTCACGACGCCTCCACGTACGCCAGGCGCACCCGCGTACCCGCCGGGTGCTCTTTGGTGATCCCGTTGACCGACCGGACGACCGTCCAAATCTGCGGGCTCGCCGGCCCGGAGATGCCCGTCACCTGCACCATCTCGCCACCGAATCCCGCGTGGAATGGAAAGTCCTGCGGGCGGTCCGCGTCCGTAATCCACGGGCGCCGGCCGGCGTCCGTCGCCACCACCAGCGACGTGTCCGCCTCACCGGCCGCCAACGCCAACTCCGACCCGGCTGTGTCCAACCGGCCGAGCACCTGGTCACCTACCACAAACACCCTCCACGGTCCGGCCGGTGAACACACCAGCCTCAGGTCCCACACGTACTGCGCGAGCGTCTCGGTGTAGCCCTCGCCGTGCTGATCCACCGGCCCGGGTGGCAGCCACACCGGCGTGCTGGCGATCGTCAGCCGATCCCCGCAGTCCAGGGACGCGGCAGCCTCCGCCAGCGCGGTCTTGCCAGCCGCGTGCAGAGCCGCCAGGTTGACGCGGATCGTCGGATACCGCTCCTCGTCCCACGTGCCGAGGTGCGCTCGCCACCACGCCTGCGACGGGAGCTGCTCGTCGGTGTGCACGTTGAGGGTCGCGGCCGTGTCGTATCGGCCCACCCCATCCGGCGGTTCCAGCACCGACAGCGGACCCTCGTCCACCTCCGCCCGCGCCGAGCTGCCGCCCGACCGGGTCACGGTGACGTCGTTGCGGGTGTACCGGTCGTCGTCGGACGGCTCCAGCGGCGGAGCCACCTCAGCAGTCGCCCCGTACGTCAGCCCGAGCGTGGCCGCCTGGTTGTACCGGGATGCAGCCGTCCGGTACGCCAGGCCCAACGTCTCACGCGGCTCGTACAGCACCCCACCGTCGGCGTCCTCGCACTGGCGCAGCAGATCCAGCAGGGTGCCCGTCGGCTGCACACCCATCGCTGCCGAGGCGTCCGGATCACCCACGATGTGGATCGCGACGCCCTCCTCACGGCACAGCCGCTCCACCCGCCGCCCGGCGCTCTCACCGGCGTGGCCCACCACCGCGCCCTCCAGCACCAGCGGCCAGGTGGCGACCGTCGGGTCCGCCCACACAGCCAGGTGTCCCAGCCCCGCCTCACCGGACGTGCGCGACAGCACCCGCACCGACGTCGGACGACCCGGCGACCCGGAGTCCACGCCGGACACGAGCACCGCCCCGTCGAGGTACACCTCCCAGGTGAGCGTCCCGCCGGCGTCCCGCTCCCACACCTCGATCCAGTGGTCGTCGCCGTCCATGACGCTCTCGACGATCGGCCCGACGATCGTCGAGGTGCCCGACTCGTCGACCCCGTCCACCGCCACCGTGGTGGACGTCAGGACCAGGCGCAGCTCGTCGTACAGGCCACCCGATACGGCCACGGCCAGGGCTGTCCAGGACGTCGTCCCGGAGATGTTGATGCGGCAGCCGACCCCCCAGTCGCCGGTCTCCGTGATCCCGGTGATCGGCGCCGACAGCGACCCACCGGCGGACCAGTCGGGTATCGGCTGCGACCCGGCCGTGTCCACCGCCGCCCACGACACGGTGCCCTGAGCACGGGCCGGCCGCCGACCGGACAGCGCCGACGCGGCCTCCGTCGAACCCGACACGTCCTCCAGCGACCAGTAGTCCACCGGCAGCAGCGACCGGCCCACCTGCACCGACGCGCCCGCTCCCGTCAACGCCCGGCGGATCGGCGACCACAGCGGCGACGAGCCCTGCCCCAGCCGCCGCAGCACCCCCGCACCGGCGATCGGCACCCACACGTCGGTGCCGGTCACATCCCACCGGGGCGGCCACTCGGGCACCTCCACCGTCGCCCGGATGAGCCAGTCGGACACGCCGCTGAGCACGTAGAGCGCGGCCTGGTTGTCGGCCGCCCCCGGCTCCGAGCTGCCCGCGAAGATCACGGTCTGCGCGCCGGCCGTGTTGACGCGCCGCGCCCACACCCGTAGCCGCAGGTAGGTCGTGATGGACGAGAAGTCGCCGGTCAGGGAGTCGGAATCGCCGAGCAGGACCCACCCGCCGTCATCCCCGTACGGGGCATCGGGCATCGCCACGTCGGACCCACGCACCCACCCCTGCACGGCCACCAGCCACCAGCCGGCCTCCGTCGCCGCGTCCGTGGTCAGCGTGACGTCCGCGAGGGTGGACGACACCCCCGACAGCGTCTCCTCCACCGCCACCGAGGTGCCGTGGGCGACAGCGGACACGGCCACGTAGCCCTGACTGGTGCTGGCCGTCGCCGTCCGCGTCCCAGTCGCGCCGGCCGTCACTGCCTCGTAGGCGGTACGCAGCGTCGAGTACGTGCCGTCGGTTTCCGCCGGTCCGGCCGTCATCGACCCCGGCAGCGTGTAGTTGACCGGGTTGTCGGACATCCACCCGCAGATCAGCAGCCCCGCGCCCGTCGCGGTCACCGACGGGGCGACGTGCGACGTGGACGCCGTCGCCGTACCGTCACCGGCCCCCAGGTGCGCGGTGCCCACGGACGCCCGCATTTGCGTGTTCCGGCCGATCTTGCCGTAGTACGGCGACAAAGGGTTACGCGGCGAGTAGGTGCCGCTGGTGGTGCTGGACGAGTTGCGGATCGACAGGCCAACCCTCGTCGGATCCACCCGGCCGCCCTCCGACCGGCGACCCCGCGTGATGCTGATCTGGTCCCGCTCGCCGCCGAACACGTCGCCCGCCGCCGCGATGTTCACCCACGCGCCATCGATCTCCAGCTCCACGGCGACGGGCAGCGGGTCAGCAGGGAACGCCATCACGCCGCCTCTCCGGTGCCGACAACCGTCTGCACGTTGCCGCCGCCTACGCGGACCACGAACCGCAGGCCCTCCAGAACGGCGTCCATGAGGGCCGTGTCGGACCGGCCCGCCGGGTGCACCTCGATCACCATCGGTCCAGATGGCGCGGCCATCCCGGCCGCCATGCGCTGGCTCTCGCCCGCCGGGTGGACCATCGTCGACGGCGGCAGCTCCAGCAGCTCCGGGCCCGACTCGCCGACCCACGTCAGGTTGCCGCGCAGACCGCCGGCCGCCGCGCCGGTGATACCGCCGTGGGCCCGGCCGCCGACGCCGTCACCGATGGGCACCATCCGGCCCTCCGACCGGATCACGCTGGTGACCACGACGCGCTTCGACCGGATCTGCGCGAGAAGGTCCCGCACCGACCGCAGGTTCCGGGCAGCCTGCCCCGTGTCCGCCTCAATCTCCGTGCTCACCTTGGTGGGGATTTTTAGGTACTGGTCGGCCAGTTCCTCGGCCCGCTCCCGGCTGTGACCCATCGCCACCGCGGTCGAGACGAAATCCTCGCGGGCCTGCCGGTTGCGCTCCGCCAGCTCGCCCGTCGTGGCACCCTGCTGCTCGAGGGCCTCCGTCAGGGTGTTCGACTGGCGGGCCAGCCGGAGCAGCGATTCCGACTCGTCGTCGGTGACCTTCCGGCCGCTCTCGATGGCGTCCTTCGCCTCGCGCAGGGTGTCTCGGTACCGCAGGGTCGACTCGGCGACGTCCAGGTTCTGGTCGACAATCCGGTCGGCGGCGTCGGCGTACTCCCGCAGCGCCTGCGCGGCAGCCATGGCCGCATCCTCCTCGCCCCGAAAGCCGGCGAGGATCTCCTGTAACGACTGGGCGAACTCAGAGTTCGACTCTTCGCCCTCGTCGGTCCGGGTGGCCATCTCACCGATCAGGCCGACGAGTTGCGGCAGGTTGCCCGACAGGGCGGCCCCGCCGATCTCCATCAGCTCCCACGTCTCCGCCAAGACGTTGACCAGGTTGCTGAAGCCGCGCACGCCCTGCTCGACGAGCAGGAACAGGATCGACAGGGCGCGGGCCCCGGAGTCGGCGTTGTCGGCGAGGCTGGACAGCCCATCGCCGGCGGCGTCGCCGATGCGGATCATCCCGTCGGCGATGGAGTCGATGACCGGGTCGGCCTGCTCGACGAGGTCCCGCACCCCACCGAGGACGCTGCGCACCGCCTGACCGGCCCCCTCGGCCAGCGGCACCACGAACCGACTGCTGTTCGCGAAGATCGACTCCAGGTCGTCGCGGGCCTCCCCGAGGTGGGACCGCAGCACACCGATGCCCTGCACGGCGGCGGGCACGAACCCGACCGCGGCCTGCTGCATCGTCGCCTCGAACTCGTCGCCGAGCGCCGTCGCGGCCTGCTGCACGGCGGAATGCTTCGACGCGATCGTCAGGCCGCCGACGACCCCGCCAGCGCCGGCACCGCCGATGATCGCCCCGGCGACGGACGCGCCCAGCCACACGGCGATCCCGGCGGCCAGCGGCGCGCCGATCGCCGCGGCGGCCGGGCCCAGCCCTGCGCCGATGGACGTCAGCCGCGCCGTCAGGCCGGCAACCACCTGCGGCCCCGCCGAGCTGCCCACGGCCTGCCCGAGGGCCTCGCCGATCTTCCCGCCCTGCCGGGTGACGTCCGGCAGCAGCGCACCCGCGTCGACCGCCTTACGCAGCTCGGCGCGTTCCCGGCCGGCGTCGACGATCCGCACCTGCGCGTCCGCGCGGCCCAGGTCCGCCAGGGACTGGCGCAGCTCGTCGACCCGCTCGTCGGCGGACGCCGCGCCCCGCCCCAGCGACAGCATTTCGGTGTCCAGCCGCGCCAGGGCCCTACTCGACGTACCCGACGCGCCCGCCAGCCCGACGATGGCGTCGGACATCCGATCGGCGGTGCGGGTGGCGGCGCTCATCGACGTGGAGACCTTGGCTACCTCGGCCCGCAGGGACTGGGCGTTGCGGGTGGCGGACTGCATCGCCGGCCCGGACCCGTCCGACCCGGTAACCCGGATCTCGATGTCGTTGGCCACCTGCTACACCTCCTCCCCCTGGTGGGTCTTTCCGTACGCCTCGATCCGCAGCAGCCGCAGCAGCCCCGCGTCCTCCGCCAGCACCTGCGACGGCAGGCACTTAAACCGGTCACAGAGGCCGAGGATCAGCTCCGCCTCGGCCAGCTCACGTGGCCGCCCTACGACACCTCCATCGGGATCGACAGCTCCGGGGACGGCTCGCCACCGGCTGATGGCGGCGCCAAAGGGCGCGGGACCTGCACCATCGCGTCGATCCATGCGAGGACCAGGGCGCGGAACAGGTCCGGGTCGAGGGACCGTAGTCCGGTGGCGTCGGCGGGTACCGGCTGGCCGTCCTCGGTGAGGTTCCAGCCGATCAGCGCGGCGGAGAAAGCGGCGAGCACCTTCTCCAGGTGCGGCAGGTTCTCCGGCGCGATCGCCGGCCCGAAGATGCGGGCCTCGATGGACGGGGACAGTTCCAGAACCTGGCCCATGGATATGGACCGGGCCTGCACGGTCAGGCCCGGGTAACTGGGCAGCTCCAGGTCGAGGACCCGGCGGGGCACCTGGTATCCGGTCACGCGGACGTCCAGGTGGGCACCTCGCCGTTGGCGAGCACGCCGGGCGCGGACCAGGTCAGCGACCCGTCCTGCGCGCGGGTGAGCGCGTAGTCGGTGAACAGGAGCGTCGCCGTCGGGGTGGTGCCGAGCGTCTGCCCGCTGACCGTGAGCGTGAACTCGCGGGCCACGCTGGTCGACGGCACGGTCTTGAAAACGTCGTGGGACGCATTGGAGCCGTCGTTGAACACCCCGTTCAGGGTGACCGACAAGTCGGCGAGCAGCAGCAGTCGCTCCATCGCCGACTTGTCGATGCCGGTAACGTCCTGCACGCCCCGGGGTGTGGAGAACTGGAAGTTCGTGATGTCGTTGCGGATGTCCCGCAGCGTGCCGCCGCTGTCGTCCACGCTGAGCGCGGTCCAGCCGAGGCCGGTCTCCTTGGCCATGATCTATCCCCTCTGCCTGTGGTCTGCGAGGCGCTGCTGGTGCTCCCCGAAGTCGTCCACCCACGACCGGGCCGACCCCACCCGGCGCGGGTCGCCGAGGTCCCGCCAGTCACCCGGCCGGATCAGGTACGACTCCGGCCGCACCTGCACCCGGTGTTCATGGGCGCGGAAGCATCGCTGGCCTGCCTCAAAGGCGAAGACGGTCAGCCCGGCCTCGGTGCGCCGCTCGGCGAAGCCGCGGCCCGAGCCGGTGCGGATGTAGTGGGCCTGCCGGCCGCCCAGCTCCGTCGTCTCGTCGACCGTCGTCGACCAGCCCCGCAGCCACGCCGCGCAGTCGACCTCCGCGCACGTTGCCGCACGCCAATGCGTCGCCGCCGGGGCAAGGATCTGGTACGTCCGGTAGGCCGTCGGCGGGGCGGCCGGAGTGACCCGGAACAGGGGGCGCATCAGAACACCACCGAGGTGGTGTTGACGGCCACGACCACCACGAACTCCAGCGACGTGAACCCGCCCGTCGTGGTGGTGACGACCCGCAGGTACCGCTCGACGGCCTGGCCGCGTGCCGTCTGGATCCGCTCCGCCAGCGGCGCGCCCCCGGTTACCTGCGTGAACCCGCCGCCGGTGACGTCGGCGAACGCGTCGCCGCCCCCGTCGTCGGAGGACTGCTGGAGCTTGATCGTGACATCGGTGCCGGTGAACGCGAGCACGTGCAGGTACGCCTGCAACCCGAACGAACCTGCCGCACCCAGGTCGATGCTGGCCCCATTCGTCGCCGCCGTGTCGGTGCGCGTCGCCGCCGTGGCCAGCGTCCCCCACTCCAGGCCGTACCCGTTGGCCTGCGTCTGCACGGCGACCGTCAGCGACCCGTCGGCGGCCCGGGTCGGGTCGTAGCCGATCTGCTTCGCCACGCAGCACGCGGCCGGCGAGCCGATCGTGGCCCGGTGGCAGTAGGTGGTCACCTGATCGGTGCGGGGCAGCGCAGACAGCACGTCGTGCGCGGCGCCCACCGCCGGGTTGAACCACGCCTGGTAGTCGATGCCGCCATCACGCAGGCCACCGATCCGCTCGTACGCGCTCTTGTTGATGCCGGTGACGTCGCGGGGCGCGGGGCCACCGCCGATCCGCGACAGGCTGCCCACATCCCCAGACAGGTCGCTGCCCGCCACGTACAGCCGCGCGCCCAGGCCGGAAGACTTCGTCATGGCGTCTGCTCCCACACGTCGTTGACCAGCACCGGCAGCGTGATCGTGATTACCCGCAGCAGCCTTGAGTCCTGCTGGAGGTAGCCGGCGCGCGACGACAGCGGCACCCCCGACTGCCCGAGCAGGTCCACGCAGCGCGCCAGATCACCGAGGGTGAAATCGGCGGAGTAGGCGGTCATCAACGCGTCGTGGGCGGCCATCAGCCGCGGGTCGATCGCGTCGGCCGGCTCGGACAGCATGCTGGTGTACAGCCGCACGTTGAGCGTCAGCCGGGCGGTCGTGGCCGCCAGTCCGGACGCACCTCGGGCCGGCTCGGTGGCGTCGACCCACACCGCCGCCGACAGTCCATTGCCGGGCGCGCTTGTCGGCTCGTGGGCGTTGACCCGCTCGAAGTGCCCACTGGCGAGGGCGTGGGAGACAACCGCGTCGAGGATGGGTTGTGTGTTGAGGGCCATCACATGCCCCGCAGCCGGTCGAGGTAGTAGGGCAGCACCTGGCCGGCGATGTCGCCGGCGCGCCGGTCGAGGGCCTGGCGCACCCGCCGCCAGTGGGAGTAGCCCTTGAAGCGGGTCACCGGGAAATTCCTGCTCCCGACGCCCTCCAGCCACGGCCCGTAGATGACGCCCTGGTCGTGCACCACGATGTCGTCACGCTGCCGCTCCGTCGTGATCTGCGTCCAGTAGTACGGGGTGGGCTGGCGGATGACGCGGCGCAGCTCCATGCCGATGTCGACCTCACCCTGCCGGGCAACGGCCCACTGCGCGGCGTCGAGGTAGTCGGCGACGATGCCGGGTGCCTGCCCGTCGAGGATCGGGCCGGATGCGGTCACCGTGATGGTCAGGTCCACGTCACACCGCCCTCGTGCGGGCCTTGCGGCCGTAGGCGGTGTACGCGTCGTCCCACACGGCGCGCAGGGCCCGCCCCGACGCCTCCCGCTGCGACTCCCCAGAGCCGACCTCCCGCGCGTACCCGGACGACTGCTGGAGCAGGTCGTCGAGGGCCAGGGCGGTGGCGAGTCGGACGATGCCCGGGGGCGGGTCGTGGCGGGCGACCGCGGTCGCCGAGTCGTGGGCGGCAGCCGTGGTGCCGAGCGCTCCCCGGGTCACGGTCAGGGTGCGGGGCGCGTAGATGTCGGCACCGGACGAGTGGGAGGCGAGCACCGACCCGTCCCACGCCCGCTTGACGATCAGCACGTTCCCGGCGATGTCGACGATGAGCATCCGCTCGCCGTCGATGAGGATCGTCTCGCCGACGGTGTACGCGCTGCCGGTGGCGACCGTGACGGAGACGTCGGCGACGGACGCGGTGAGCGCCCCACCGGTGTTCTGCCCAGTGTCGAGCATGGTCTTGCCGGTGACGATCATCCGCTCGGCGTCGACGCGCAGGATGCTGCCGACGCCGATGCTGGCGGAGTCGGTGACGTCCACGGCCGTCTCGGACGCGTCGAGGGCCTCCGCTAGGGTCCCGGCCCGGGACTCGTCGTCGCGGTAGCCCCACACGCCGGTGATGGTGACGTCCCGCTGGTGGGTGGAGCCGCCGCCGAACACCGCCGAGCTGTCGAGGTCGATCTCGACGCGGTTGTACGGAGGCCCGCTGTAGGGGCGCAGAAAGTAGTCGCTCGCGCCGATGGTGACGCCGCCCGAGGACAGGGATGTGACGGAAATCAGCTCATGCTGGTCAAGCCACAGCCGCCACGGCCGGGCATACTGCCCGTTTGGCCAGTCAAAGTAGCGCGTGCCGGTCCAGGGGTAGAAGCGGCGGTGCAGGCGCCCCTCGATGGTGCCGGTCGCAGCGGCGATCGCGCGGTCCACCTGCCCGTTGTTGCGGGCGGTCTCCACGCTGTCCAGGGCCGCTTTGACCTGCTCCCTGGTCGTGTACCAGACACTCACTGCTACCCCCTCCCGCTACCCTGCGCCGATGACGATTCGCCGCGCGCTGCCCGCTCTCGCCGTCGCCTGCCTAGCCGTGGCCGGCTGCTCCGACACTCCGACCGGTACGCCAGCAGCTGAACCAACCACCGCAGCCGCCCCCGCCACCTCGGCGACCTCCGCCGACACCGGCGCGGAGGCGTGCCGGCTCGTCCGGGCCCTCACCGAGGACACCGAGCTGGAGGCCGCCGACCTCGGCAACATCGCTCGCCTCGCCGGGCGGGCCGCAGACGCAGGGCTGGCCAGCGCCGGCCGCGACCTGGCCGACGCGGTCAGCACCGTCACCACCGCAGACGACCCGCGAGGCGAGCCGATGATCGCTCTCGCCGAGGCGCGCATCGCGGTGTCTCGTGCCTGCGATCGGATCGGCTGATCCCTGCCCATGCCGGCCATCTCAGGCCGCCCGGGTGAGCATCAGATACGAGCCAGCCTTGACGACGGTCGCGCCCAGATCGGACACCCCCTGGGCCCACTGGAGCTTGAACAGGCCAGCGGTCGCGCCGACCACCAGCAGCCCGGTAGGCAGGGCGGTTACCGGCGTGGACACGTCGACCGCGCCCGGGATGTCGGTGTCGGCGAGGGTCTTGCTAGGCAGGCGCACCGACCCGGCCGCCGTCGTGGTGGTGGTCGTCAGCCCGCACGGCGTCCACGTCAGGCTCGACCCGGACGGAGCGGCCCAGCCGAGCTTGATGTCGCCGGCCGACGACGCCGTGTAGACGATCATCGCCTGGAGCACATACACCGCGCCGGGGGCCACGGACACCTGGAGCACGCCGTCGTCGGCAACCGCGGTTGAGCTGGCGATGCCGGCATGGTCGGCCGTGCGGCGCACGAACAAGGCACCCGGCCGGTCGAGGGTGTTGAAGTAGTCGGGCATGTCAGCCGACCAGGTGTGCGGCGGCGGAGTAGGTGATGCTGTCGGCGTCGGCGTGAGTCATGACCAGCCGCACCGTCTGCGGGATCACGTCCGACGCCGCCGCGCCGGCCACGGTCGCGATCCCCGGATAGATCTTCAGCACCGTCGTACCGGTCGCGGTGATCGCCGCCCCGGTGAGCAGGTTGTACCAGGTGTTACTGGCTGCGTCGTAGCCGTCGATGGTCGGCACCACACTCGGGGTGTCCGTCACCGCGGTGACGTTGATGACCAGGTGCAGGCCCCGCCCGCCGTTCGCGCCGAACTGCGCAGCCGTCGGGGTCGCGGTGCGTGCTGCCGCCGCGTACAGGGTGGACTGCGACCGGACTACGGTCACCGCAGTTCACCTGTCCCAGGCGGATCCGTCCCAGGACCATCCGTCGAAGGGGCAGTAGAGCACTCCGTCGGGTCCTGCGCGGAGGGGTTCGCCGTCGTTTGGGCAGGCTTGCGGCGGCTGCTCTTCGTCGGCGCGCTGCTCTTCGGCGGCTCCAGCGAGGATGCTGAGGAGTTGCTCCCAGGCGATGACGCACCTCCCTCGTCGGCGGGGTCGGCCAGGGTGGCGGGGCCGGCGTGGGGGTGGTCGAGCACGCAGTCGGGGTGCTGGCAGCCCGGCTCGGTGCTGACTGGCGCAACCGGTTCGCCGGCGGCGATGGACGGGCCACCGTGGCGGGTGATCTTCGGCATGCTGCCCTCCTCGTGATGATCGGTACCGCCGCAGTGCGGGCACCCGGCCAGGCCGGCCGCGTACGCGGTCGTGCAGGCCAGGCACACCCGCAGCGCCACGGTCAGGCCGCCGTGACCTCAGCGCCCGCGTCGAGCGGCACGTAGATCAGCGACCACTTCACCGCACCCGTGTTCGACGCCGAGCACGACAGGTCGAGCGTCCCCGGGGCCAACACGACGGGCCGGGTCGGCCACACCGTCGCGCCCGCGTTCGCCCCCACCAGCGCATCGGAGAAAACACCGGTGATGCCGTACAGGCAGCCCACCTCGTCGGCGGTGATGTCGAGCACCGCGCAGATGTCCACGGTGGTGCCCGTGGTCGGGTTCGCCTGGAGCTTCGCGTTGTTGGCCTGGGTCTGGATGACCGTGGTGACCTCACCGACGATGCCCATGAGCAGCACCCGGCCCGTGGAGATCGTGAACAGCGCCTCGGCGGTGGTCTGTGGGAGCGTGTCGGTGGCCCGGTCCACGAGGATGCCGGCGACGAGTTCGCGTGCCACGCCGTGGAACTGGGTGGGGTCGAGGATGACCGTCATGCGCTTGCCTTCCTACGGCGTCCGGCCGGAGCGGGGGTAGGGGTGGTGCCGGTGGAGCCGACCCGGACCAGGTCCGGCCGGCGGGTGCGGGTGTGCCGACACATCGTGTGGCTCTGCGCCAGGCAGGCGGCAGAGCCACACGATGGGCACGGCGTGAGGCGCATCAGCTCAGCGGGCCGGGGTGGTCACGCCGTGACCGCCGCGAGGGCCGCCGGGTCGCGCTGCACCTGGAGGTCGTGGAGGATGTACACGAACGACCCGGACGCGTGCGACGCGGACAGGTACGTAAACCCGTCGGACAGCTCGCTGGCCCCGATGTAGCAGGCCGCGAGGCCGCCCGTGCCGGCGGTGAACGTGGCGGCGGCGGCCTGGGTGACCAGGGTCCACAGCCCGGAGGACTGCCGGTAGTAGCGGGTGATCGTCGCCAGGTTCTGCGACGTGCCCGAGCTGGCCGCGTCGTGCTCGGCGATGGTGGCGTTGCCCGACGACGCGCCGGTGAGCACGAACGTCACACCGGTCGCGTCCTTGAGGTTGACGCGCACCGCCGAGGTGGTCGCGCTGTGTGCCAGGTTGAAGACCCGGCCGAGTGCCTCCATGATCGTGTCTCCCTTACGCCCGCTCGGCGATCTTGACGAACGGGGAGAGGGTCGCCCCGCCGTTCTTCGGGGTGATGGCGGACTCCAGCCACGGCCGGCCGTCGACCCGCTCGATGATCCGGTACGCCGTCTGGTCGTTCTGGAACTTGAAGTGCGGCGAGGACATCGCGGACATGACCTGCCGGTCGCCGACGAGGTAGAACCCGAGGTCGACGAAGTTGAGGTCGCCCAGGTCGCCAACCTTCGGCACCTTCTCGCTGAAGATGACCGGCCGGCCCAAGATGGTCATCGGCGGGCCCTCGACGCCGTTGTTCAGCCAGATCGCCGACCCGCCAGTGCCGACGGACAGCGCCATCGTGGCCAGCTCCGGGAAGCTGTCGATGGAGCAGATCCACACCGCGCGGCCCAGGCTGCCGGGCAGCATCCGGGCGAACGCCTTAACGATGTTCTCCCACACGATCGTGTCGGCCGGCTGACCCGACTCCTTCGCGACCGACACGGCCGCCGACCCGTTGAGGAACCCGAGCGGCTCGCCGACACCGCTACCGCTGATGAACGCGTCGTCCTCGTAGAAGCCGAGCGCCTCGGGAAAGATCTGGTCGATGAACGCCTGGAACGACGAGATGCTGTCGGAGATCAGTTCGTTCGGGACCTCGGTGTACGCGGTGAGCTTCTTCGCCTCCAGGACGATCCGGCTGAAGGCGGCCTGCGACGCGGTGAGCTGCCCGCCCTCCTCCGTCCAGTAGCCGACGATGCCGCCGTACACGCTGGACACGTTGCTGGTCGCGTCGATCGCCGGGAACGGGACCCGCAGTGTCTCCATCGGGATGACCCGGGCCCGGGGCCGCACGATCGCGGTCTCCAGGGAGACGCGAAGCAGCTCGGCGCGCAGCGTCTCCGGAATGAGGAAGCCGCCCTCGGACGGCACGGTGGAGCTGAAGGCGTTGCGGATGCGGCCCAGCTTCGCCTGGAGGTGCGAGTCAGGGGGCCGCTGGTGCCAGATCGCCTGGAAGTAGTCCGCCGAGTTGGCGAACTCCTTGTCGATGGCGGCGCCCATGGCGCGGGGGTTGTAGATGCGGTCCCGGCCGCCGGCGGTGACCACGCCGGTCGGGTTGGTGTGCCGCAGGTCCAGCGGCACCGCCCCGTCCTGCTCCCGCTGGTCCTTCAGCCACTGGGCGAGGGTGCGCTGCACCTCGGTCTGCACCTGGTCGGAGATGCTGCGGTCCCGGTCGACGACGGTCCGCGCGTAGCGCTGGACGAAGTCGCGGAAGCCGTCCTTCTGCTGGAACAGCTTCGTCATCTTCGGGCCGTCGCGGAGCATGTCCTCGAGGCCCTCGGGGGTGTCGGGGATGGTGATGCGGTCCACGTCGTCCGGGGTGACGGTGCTGGTGCGCGGCCCGGAGGCGGTGGCCCGGTTGACGATCCGGCCCAGGTCGGCCGGGTTCACGCCGTAGCGGCGGGCGAGTGCCCGACGCTGCGCCCGGTTGCTGTCGGTCTTCACAGGCTCGCCTCTCTCACGGCGTTGTAGAACTCGATGGGGTCGATCAGGACGACCTCGCTGAGGTCGGGTTCCGGTTCGGCCAGGGCGTCGCGGAACGCTGCGGCCAGGTCGGACTCGTCGGGGGGACGCAGGGCGTCGCGGAACACGGCGGCCAGGTCGTCGGACCACAGCGGCACGTCGCCGGTGCCCGGGCCGTCGGGGGTGGTGTCCGATGCCGGCCCGGTGGGGGTGTGCGCCGCCGCCTCCTCCACCGGGTCCGGCACCGGTGCGGTCCGGGCGACCACCGCCACAGACTCCCGGGCCGCGGGGGTGGCATCGTCGGCCGGTCCGCCAGTGCGGCCGTCGGTGCCGAAGATCGTCAGGTCCCACGTGTTCTCCCGGCGGGGCATCCGGTTGGTGGGTGCGCCGTTGGTGGCGACCTGGTCTGCGAGGCCGGCGGCGACCGCCTCGTCCGCGCCGTACCACGTTTCGGCGCGCATCCGGTCCCGCCAGCGGGCCACGGTGCCGTCGCCGCGTTCGGCGTAGACGCTGGCGATGGTGTCGGAGATGCGGTCGAGTTCGTCGGCCATCTGCCGCATGTCCGCGCCGTTGCCGACGCACAGGCCCATCGCGTCGTGAATCATGAGTTGGGACTGGGGGCGCATGATGCGGGTGTCGGCGGCCTGGAGGATGAACGACGCGGCGGAGGCGGCAAGGCCGTCCACGTAGGCCGTGACGGTCGCCGGGTGGGCGCGCAGGGCGTTCATGATGGCGATGCCGTCGAACACCTCGCCGCCGGGCGAGTTGATGCGTAGTTCGATCGCCGGGGCGGTGACGCCCTGGAGCTCGCGCACGAAGGCGTCGGCGGTGACGCCCCAGTAGCCGATCTCGTCGTAGATGAGGACCTCGGCGACGGGGGACGCGGCGTTGCGGATGGCGTACCAGTCGGTGCGGCCCTGACGAAGTTGGGCGCGAGGGCGGGCGGTGCGGATGCCGGCCCGGTTGAGGATCCGCCTACGCATGATCACCCCCCTTGTTGAGGCTGATCGTACTCCCCGCCGCCTACGATTCATCAGTCGAGAGGGTGTTTCACCTTCGATTCTTAGGTACTCCCCACGCCAAGGCTGGGGTCAACCCGCCCTGAGCTGCAAAAACAGGCGAAGGTGAGGGACGCGACGGACGGCCCAACGGCCGCAGTGCGCACCATAACCGGTATTATGTGCGTGGTTTCGGGCCAAAACGCGAGCGTCGCTCACGTCTCTGGGTTGCCGACGCCGAGCCCCGGACGCCCCTTCCGCTCGGAAGCGGTGGCACCGGAACGGCCCGCGCGTATCGGATGGGTGGGTCGTCGATGAGGTCTAGGTGGTCGTTGAGCCACCGCACATCCTCATCGGTCAGGCGCGGGTCGACGGCCAACCGAGCCAAGGGCCGGGCCCCTGGTACTCGCCCGGGATGGCCGGCGCGCGCCTCAGCCATGGCGTGCCGCCCGGGCGGGCAGGTTGAGCAGCCGACGCCACCAGCTCCGGTGCGGCCGGACGATCCGCACCTCATACGGGGCGATCGGGTACCACGATGCGGGCCGACCCTGCGCCGCAGCGAACGCATCCCGGACGCGGCGCGCCTCGTCCTCGCTCAGGGCCGGCGCTTCGATGATGCCCAGGATCGGCTCCTCAGCCACGACTGTCCCCAGTCCCGAACCCGACCATCGTCAACGGGTTCACGCCGCACGCATCCTCGGGCAGCCTGTTTGTGGCGGAGGCCGCCCAGGACGCGCGCCCGTCAACGGCGACCAGCGCCCCGGTTGACCATGTGGCCGGCGTCGGGTCCGTGCCAGCCGGCACGGCGACGGCTGCGAGGTCGTACTCGATGATGACCGCGCCACACCAACCGCAGCGCTGGCGGAGGTAGCGGTCGTTGATGATGATGTGTGGTGCCGCGATGTGGGTGACGGCCATGACCGGACGCTACCAGCGGGGTTCGATCAGGCCCCGGCAGCGGATCCCGCCCTCGCAGGCGACGTACCCCGCGCCCGTCGGATAGTCGAGCAGGGCCGCCGACAGCAGCGTGTACTCCCGGCCATCGACCTCCCGGCACGGCCCGCACGTGTTGCGGTCCCGTACCTCGTCCGCCACGTACGCCGCTGGCTCCGGCAGTACCTCCAACGCGGCCAGCCGGCCAGCGCCCACCGCCGACCACAGCGCCCCGCCGAGCTGGTCGCGCACGTACCGATCCGACAGGCCGTCCAGGTGCGCACGAACCTGCTCGGCGACCTCCGTCCCCGACGCGTCCGGCCCCGCCACCCTCAGCGCCTCCCGGCCGGCGGCCTCACCCAGGGCCGACGCCATCAACGCCGCACGGACCTGCGCGGCAGCGGTCAGCGCCTGCGCGTCGACCGTCACATCCGGGACCGGCGACACCCCCGCAGCCTCCGCCGCGTCGAGAACGGCCTGCGCTGCGCCGACCGCAACCGCGATCATGCTGTCCGCCAGCAGTCCGGCGGCGACGGTCGACGAGATAAGCAGCGCGGCCAGGGCGGCCAGATCCCCCTCGTCAACGGCCTCCTCCACCTGCTCGACGGCCTCCTCCACCTGCTCGGGAGTGACCTCGGCCGCCCACTGCTCGGTGAGGGCCTCCAGCTCCTGCTCCCACTCCTCCAGGCTCGCGGCGGCTTCCTGCGCGACGACGCGGGGCACCCGGGCGACGACCGGCCGGCGGAGGGTGGCCGTGGGCGCGGGTAGTGCCGGCGGACCGGCGGGGGCGGTGTGTCGCATCGGGGGCAGGCCGACGACGGCGAGCACCTCGGCCGGGTCGTAGCCGGCGTCGGTGAGGGTTTTCGCCGCGGTCGCCTTGCTGGTCCGCTCGGCGTTCGCGGCAGCCTCGTCGCCGGCCACAGGCGAGTCGTAATCGAACTCCAGACCAACCGCCGTCGACCCGAACATGGGCAGGAAGTCGTTGTTCAGCGCGCCCTTGAAGCGCTCCAGGCGGGGCACGGTGAGGTGCTCGCCGAACCACGCCGATGATGCGTCGGCGGTGGCCCGGTTGACGTCGTCCACGTCGCCGACGGCGAACTTCGGGATGCCGAACGCCTCCCGGATGACGTCGCGGGACACCGACCGCAGCTCGGTGAACTGCATGTCCCGCATGGTGAACGTCCTGTTCACCCACTTGCCCTGCTCGATGACCGCCACCCGGTGGGCGTTGGCCACCCCTCGGTGCTGTTCGTTCCACCGCGTGGACATCTCGTCGAACTCGTCATCGCTGAGTCGCTTGTCGACCTCGATGATGCCGCCCGGCTCGGCCGAGTTGCGGAAGAAGTTGCGGTTCCACTCGGCGGAGTAGCGCGCGCTGTCGAGGTCGGTGAGGATCGCCTGCACCGGACCCATGCCCCGGTACGGGTCCAGCGGGTTCGGCATGCGCAGCTGGATGACCTCGTCGAGGCGCAGCGGAACCTCCCGACCGTCCGGCCCGTGGTAGATGTAGCCGGCGAGGAACTCCGTCGGCGACGGCACCGGCTCCATGCGGTCCGGGCGCACCGGCCACAGGCCCAGCGGGATCGACCGGGCGCGGGCGTCGCGCTCCACCACCCACCAGCCCTCACCGGTCAGGTCAACGTGCTGCTGGGTGCTCTCGACGAACTCCTGCCCCGTCATGAACGGGTTAGGCTTGCGCCACAGGTCCAGGGCCAGGTGGCGGGTGACCTCGACGCGGTCCTCGCGCCGGCCGGACGGGGCGGTGCGCCACAGTCGCCAGTGCACCTGGCTGGTGGCGTTGGAGGTGCGGTTGACGATGGCGAACAGGGTGCCCACGCTACCCATGGCGCGCATCTGCGCCTCAGCGCCGGACGTGCCGACCCACGGGATGGACAGCCGCTGGCCGGGGCCGACGTAGGCGACGGGGGCCCGGTTGACGAGGGTAGCGAGGCCGCCGAGCAGGGATCTCATGTGCCGCTCCGGGGGGGGTCAGGTGCCGCGTACGCGCCACTCCATGATCAGGCAGGAGATGCCGGCGGCGGCGAGGCCGGCAGGGGCGGACCATGCGGTCCAGGCGGCGGCGGAGAGCAGGGTAAGGCCGGCGGCGGCCCAGGTGTAGGGGGCGGCCCGGCGGGCGGCGTGTCCGGCGCGAGCGGCGGCGCGCATGGTCCGGGCGGTCACCGTCGGCTCCGGGCGGCGCCGCCGAGGAACCGCACGCGGGGGCGGGCCGACAGGTCCACCTCGGCTACCACGTAGCGGGTCGTGTCCATGCCGTGATCATCCACCTTCAGCGGTTGCTCTTTCGGGGCCTTGCCCGCGCCAGTGTCCCAGACGTAGCCGGGGAACTCTTCCGCTGTGCAGGTGGGTTTGGACGCGTCGACCAGGGCAGCGTCGCGCTCGACGACGGCGTCACGCATCAGCAGCAGGCGGGGCCGGCCGTCCCCGGCGGGACGTAGCCGGGTCTGCACGCCTTGGATGCCGTCGCTGACGCTCTTGTGGGCGGCGACGGTGGACATGCCGAGGTGCCGCTCCAGGGTGGCCCGGTCTTCGGCGTCGTGGTCGCAGACGATCGCGCGAGGCTTGGGGCCGGTCCAGGTGCGGCCGTGGTGGGCGTAGCGGGGGCGCCCGTCCGGGTGCCGGTAGTCGCGGTCAACCGTGGTGACCTGGTCAAGGATGGTGATCGCGTGGTCCTCGACGAGGCGCTGCGTGTGGTAGACCTCCCACTCCAGCCACAGCCGGCCGTCGGGGTCCTCGGCCCAGCATTGGCAGACGAAGGGGTTGGTGTAGCCGAAGTCGACGGCCCAGTAGCGGGTCCAGCCCGCCGGCAGCGCGATCCGGTCGACGAGGTGCACGGCCGGGTCGTACGTCTCGTAGATGACACCTTCGGCGGCGACCCACAGGCCGCGGCGGAGCCGGTGGTAGCGGACGCCGGTGAGGTTGTCCAGCTTGCCCAGGTAGTCGCGGCCGACAGCGGTGAGCGCGCCCTGGTCGTCGACAAGCACCGGGTTGTCCTCGTGCCGTGACTCGACCATCTTGGTGGTGCCGGCGTCGCAGCGGCCCTTGAGCCAGTGCGCCGGGGTGTCCGGGTTGGTGTCGGCGAGCACCTGCTGAAACGAGATGCGACCGTTGCGTAGGCGGGTGGTGATGGACTCCCAGTCGGTAAGGGTCAGCTCGATGGCCTCTTGGACGTACACCACGTCGTATTCCGAGGACATGATGCGCGTGGCCCGGTCCATCCCCCCGACGACGATGACGCTGCCGTTGGCGTACCGGTACTGCGGGGACTCCTGTGGTGAGCCGCCGTACCAGGTGACGGTGCCGTTGGCGAGGGCCTCGGCGGCGACGTGCTGCCGCCAGGTGACCAGGGCAGTTGAGCCGAGGCTGGCGAGGGTCTTGCGGACGATGAGCCCGCGGGCGCCCGGGTTGAGGAGCATGAGCAGGTGGAGCTTCTCCAGGCAGGCGCGGGACTTGCCGGTGCCGGCAGGGCCGGAGAGGAGCAGCTCGGGCGAGCGGTCTTCGAGCAGTGCGCGGGCTGCCCCTCGGGGGCGGTATCGGTGCTCGACGACGGTCACGTGAGCGCGCCGAGGTCGACGCCTTCCACGATGTACTTGACCTGGCCGCCCTGCTCGATCTTGCGCGGTGCGTCGAGGCCGAGCAGCTCGGCGCGCCTGGTCATGATCTTCAGGACGCGGTCGATGGCGGCGAGCGTCGGGGCGTCGTCGCGCAGCGGCACCTCGACGCCGTCCTCGCCGGCGACCATGACGAGCTTGCCGCCGGAGTGCGCGACGTGCTCACGTTCCAGGACGTCCCAGGCGACGGCGAGGAGCGCGTCGAGGCGCACGACCTCGAGGTGCCGCAGCTCGTCGGCGGGTTCCTGCACGGTGTCGCGGAGAACTTTCTGGACGGCGCGGTGGGCACCGGCAGCGTCGGCGTACCGAAGTTGCTCCGCGATCTCCCGGTACGACAGCCCGCGGGCACGCAGCCGGCAGGCTTCGGCGTCGCGTTCGGCGGCGTCGAGGGTGCGGACGTAGCGCCCGGAGGGGCTGCGGGGTCGGTCTGCCATGCCGGTCACCTCCCGTGGATCAATCGTAGGGGTTACGGCCGCCGTGCGTCCTTCCTGGGCAGTCCGGGCACCGTCACGGGCGGGCCTCCGGGGCGGCTCACGTCGAGCTGCTCGGCGGGGGTGAGCTTGGCGAGGCGGCGGGCGACGGTTTCCCAGTCGGCCCCGTGCGCTTCGGCGATGGCCTTCTTCGGCACGTTGAGCGCGGCGGCGTCGAGCAGGGCGGCGTCGGTCTCGGCGTCAAGCTTGGCGCGGCGGCGGGCGAGGCGTGCGAGCTGGTCGAGGGCGGCTCGTTGGGCGGCGTCGGGTTGGAACGGTGTGCGTGCCATGCACCCATGATACGCGGGGCACTTGCCATACGAAAGCCACTCGATTAGACTGGCACATGCCAGAGAGATTGGCGGGTTCCGGGAGTGCTCGCAACACCCCCGAAACCCCAGGACAGACCACCTGCTCACGACAGGAGACCCCTCCATGCAGCACCCTACCGGCCCCTGGTCCATCGACCAGATGCGCCACCACCTCAACCCGCCCGCCAGCCTCGCCGTCCTCGCCCAGACCGGCACCACCCGCCAGGCCCGACCCACCATGGCCGGCGCCCACCTCACCCACGTCACCGACCCCCAGCACCGGGCCCTCGCCACCGCCGCGACCCTCGGCCGCGTCACCCGGGGCAAGGGCGGCGAGCCGCTGCCCGTCCTGCGCGCCCTGGCCCGCAAGGGTCTGCTCACCCTCGTGCCCCCGCCCGGGCGACGCTTCGACGTCGACCACGCGGTTATCACCGAGGCCGGTCGCCGGAAGCTGGCCCGCCTGGGCCAGGTCGCCGCCGAGCAGGCGGAGCGGGAGGCTCGGGTCGCGAAGGTGCTCGCCTTCGCCTGACGGCCGACGCGCGAAGGGGCTGGACCGCACACCGCGGGCCAGCCCCTCGCTGTGGTCAGGCGTTGCTGTGGCGTGCAGGTGGTACGGGGTCACGGTGCTCCTCAGGCAGCGGGGTCGGTGGTCGTCAGGGCGAGGACGCGGTCTGGCACAGCGGCCTCGCCGGTTTCGTAGCGGCGCACCTGCCGCGAGGTGCAGCCGAGCAGGTCGGCGACTTGCTGCTGGGTGAGGTGGGCGGTGCGGCGCCAGGTGCGCAGCCGCCACGCCGGGGCGACGGGGGGTGTGGTGACGCGGGCGCGGATGCGCCGGTAGCCGGGGGCGAGGCCGAGGTCGGGGTCGGCGAGGGGTCGAATCATCGCCGGTTGGCCTCAGTCTGGATGTGGT